TTATAAATTGCTGATAGCTGTTTCAAAGATTGAGACGGCTTTTTTAGCGCCCTCTTTGGTGGCGTGAACGTAAGTATTTAAAGTCATGGAGATATTAGAATGACCTAGCCTATACTGCAAGTCTTTAGCCTCTATACCAGCGTATAGCATGATAGTAGCGTGAGTATGGCGGAAACCATGGAAACTAATATCAGGCACGTTAGCAGCCTTAAAATGCTTTTGTAGCCTCTTTCTGAGCAAGCAGGCGTAAGCGTATTTTGTAGTAAAAGGAGTAAAGACAATATCCTCAGACCGTCCTAGTTGCCATGATTGGACTTGTTGACGGTTCTTGTATTGTTTGAGTAGCAAAACAGTAGCTTTATCAATCTCAATATCTCTTAGGCCAGCTTTTGATTTAGGCGTGTTTGTTTCCTGGTATCTGTTAAGTGTCTTAGATATGCTGATAGTACCATTCTCTAGGTCAATATCAGACCATTCAAGAGCTAGAGCCTCACCGATACGGCAACCACTAGCGAGTAATGTTTTATAGAGTACATAATCAAAGAAAGTTTCATAGCTAGATATGTCTAGTCCGTCGAGGTAATCTAAAAACTGTTTTAGTTCTTGATTGCTGAAAAATTTGACCTTATGCTCTTTGTTTTGCTGCTTGCGTGGAATAATAACATCACGGGCGGGGTTATGCTGGATTGCTTGCATTGTCACACCATACTGAAGAATACGGCGGTTGATATTGTTTAGAAAACTGTAATTAGCATAAGCCCCTTTAACACCTCTATTGGCGTTGTCAGCCCATTTATTGACTTGTTGCTGGATGATAGGGGTAGATAGCCTATCTAACTTGTAATCGCCAAATGCAGGCAAAATATGAAGCCTTACGATACCCTCCATAGATTGCTGAGAATTAGGCTTAATGGTATTCTTGTAACTCTCCCACCATAGGGCTACAAGTTCCCTATATGTTGTAATAGTTGGTTTTTCTTTAACACAGTAGCCATTAGCAACAAAAGCATTGATAGCCTCCCTAGCTTTAATCTTGACACCCTTTTTAGTGTTGGCCGTGACTGTGGTTCTAGCCTTTTTTCCTGTAAGTTTATCAACTCCTAAATAAACGCTTGAGCGGTACACGATAGTACCGTTTTTCTTTTTGTATTCTGTAATATTCATGATCATACCTTTCTAACATCAGTAAGCAAGTATGGGATTTAGTTAAGTATTTATGAATATTATTGTTTATATGGTGCTGAGAGCTACGAGAATAGCCCTATTTTCATTTGTTTAGGTGTGATGATAAATTGTACCACTAATCTATAAAATCGCTTAGAGAGCGTTTCAGGGGGTTATTTTGTTAAAGAGTTTTCAATGCGCTCTAGGTCGCTTAGAAAGTCTAGTAAAGTATCTAAAATATTCTCTATATCAGAGGAATAAGAGCCTGGTTTAACTATCTCATATTGTGATAAACGGCTACAGATATGCTCTACAAATTCTATAGCTATTAAGGTATCAGTCTTTATTTTTTTAATCTCTTCAATATCTTTTAAGAAATCAAGATTTTTTTGAGAGTTGGGGGAACTCCTTGAGTCAAATACTTTTTGTTCATCTTGATAACCTAATAGATAACCAACAGGGACATCAAAAAAAGTTGCTAAATAAATCCATACTTTCCCATTTCTAGGAGAGCGTTTGCCATTTTCATAATAAGAAAGTTGGCTGTCGCTTACTGTAATTCCATAAAGTTCATCAAGTTTTTGACTTAGTTTTTTTAGTGATATACCGTTCTGTTTCCTAAGTTCTTTCAGTCTATTACCCATTTTCTAACTACCTTTCAAAAATGATTATAACACAAAATGGCAATAATGGGCAAAAAAATTATCAAAATGATAATAAAAATACTTGACATTATCAAAAAGATAGTATAAACTTAATTTACTATCAAAATGATAGTGAATAAATTGAGGAGGTGCCTTATGCTAATCAGTGTAGAAATAGCTGAGAAAATACGAGCAAAGAGGGGAAAACTAGATTTGACTAAGAGTCAGACAGCCCAAGCTCTAGGGATTGCCAGGACAACATTGAGTAAAGTTGAGACTGGTAACTATGACGCTCCAAAGCGTATCTATCAGGCAGTAATGAGCTGGCTAGTAGAAGATTTATAGGATTTCTTGCTACCTTTCACTTAAAGAAATCTGAGCAACAAAAAAGCCTTAGCAGTCGGCAAACTCACAAGGCTTTTCACTCAAACAACTAAACCACAAAAAGCAAGTATGGGATTTAGTTAGGTATTTATTTAATTATATCACAAAAATAGTGATATGTGTTCAGACGGAGGGCGCTAACCCTTAAAACTGGAGCAGAAAAGTATTAGGTGCTGGTATCGGCATTAGGTAGTCATGGACTCAGGGCAACCTAAACCGCCCTAAGAAAATTACACACAGCTAGGCTATTATTTTGGCGCAGGCTTGCTTGATAAGTCTGGAGCGGGAAACCGCTGGGAATAGTCTAGGCTTTAGATAAAAAGGCTACAGGAAAACATTCAAAAATCTTTAACTCACGGAGGAAGCCCCATTCTTTACAACCGTAGTTACAACTACACAGCTAAATAATTACAAAACAGAGGTAAAACAACATGAAAAAGTATTTTGAACAATTTGAAGAAAAGTTACAAACCGCAGAAGAAAAATTGGACATTCTGAGCGAGTGGCATATCGCCAAAGGTCACAGAGGAGCTACTGAAATCGCTGAAGAGTGTAGAACGGCTATTTCAACACTTTGGATAGATTTTTACAGGCTTTCAGAGGCTTATAAAGTGGCTGAGGCAGACCATGAAGAGTTTTATCAAGCGAATGTAAACAACTTGCTTGGAGAGCTTAAAAAGCAGGATAATGAAATCACGGAGAGACACAAGAAAGCCCCTGATTGGTTGCTATTCAATTTTTTAGATAAGGCTATCAAAGAAAACAATTTAAGCGACGGCATTACACACACTACTGCTTCCACTTGGACATATTTACGCAGTCTAGTTGTCAAAGATCTAAAAGAACGGGGGCTACTATAATGCAAGAAATGACATTAGAAACAGCGTTAGTACTTATCACAATACTAACACCGCTGAATATTTTCCTATGGCATCATTTAGGCACGTATCGGCTTCATAGCAAGCCCAAAACAGAGCTAGAGGGTAAAGATACCACACGGCTAACAAATGCTAACTACGGGGCTTATATTCAAGCACAGGGCAGATATTACAATTAGGGGCAGATATGGAGATAGTTTTATTAACGTCACAGGAATTAATCAAATATAGCAAAGAATACGATATTCGGATAATTCTTAAGGATAGTGAATGTAAATCACATTTCTTAATTCACAATGATATGAAATTTCCACTTTCCTTATATCTTGTTGAGGTTACGAGAAAAAAGCAAGTTGAGGCAGTAGAAATGCAGATAAGAAAGGAAAAACTATGCTGATATTTAGAGAATGTAAACATATAGCAGAAACAATACTAGAACACACTACACCAGAAGAAATACAGTGCTGTCTTGATATGGAAGACGATAGTAGATTGCTTTGGATAAAACACAAAATCGCTAGCCTGGAGGTACAGGCATGAGTATACTATCACGAGAAACGGAGTTAGATATATTAGGGGTAGTAGATAGACACTTGGCCAAACGTCTGGAGCTGGAGAAGCAAAAACTGGAACATTTTGACTTGATACCAGCGGACGAAGTGGTTGAAAAATTAAAAGTTTCTGGAACTACGCTGAGAAATTGGGAACATATGGGCTTGCAGCGTTATCAGTCACCTTTTGAGAACAGTAAGAAAATCTATTATCGAAAAAGCGATATATATAATTTTCTTGCAGTAGATTAGGGGGTAAGCGTGGGAAACCGAAGAATGATAAGTAAAACAGTAACCCAAACTCAGCGTTTTTTACGCCTCCCATTAGAGGCTCAGGCTCTATATTTTCACTTAATTCAGAACTCAGATGATGATGGAGTAGTAGAGGCTTTCCCTGTTGTCAGAATGATAGGGGTTAGTGAAGATAGCTTGGGTCTTTTGATAGTCAAAGACTTTATCAGACCGCTCAATGAAGAAATGGTATATTTTATTACTGATTTTCATGAACAGAATACTATCAAGAAAGATAGATATAAAAAAAGCGTCTATCATAAACTGTTAGAAAATGCTAATAATCAAAGTTTTAACGACTTGGAACCCATTGGGTTCCAAAACGGAAACCAAACGGAACCCGCTGGGCTCCCTAATATAAGTCAATATAAGTCAAGTCAATATAATCTAAGTCAATCTAGGTCAAGTCAAAAAGACGAGGAGGGAGAAAGTAAAAATCCAATCTTTGAAAAACTAAAGTCAGCTTTTGGTGAAATGTCTGTAAATGGAACAATGATAGCAGAGGTAGAGGACTTGCTGAAAGTTCACGGTCAGTCATTGCTACTGTATGCTCTAGAGGTAACGATCCTGAACGCTGGTAAGTCAATCAGATACACTAGGACAGTTCTTTCAAATTGGCAAGGTCAAGGATTGAGAACGGTAGAACAGGTTAAGCAGCACGAGGAGAAAAGGCAACAACATAAGCAGCCTCAAACACAACAAGAACCTACTAGCCGTGAAGAGTGGTTGGCAACAAGAACAGATGAAAACCCATTTTAGAGAAGGAGAAAGAATATGCTAACACAGGCAGAAATCGTAACAGGGACAAAGGAATTAGATGAAATTTGTCCTATTCATAAAGTTCATTTCTTACAGCTTGATAGAGTTGTAAAAATTGCAGGAGAGGATAAACCACGTAAACCCTCCCCATTTTGTCCTGAATGTGTAAAGGAACAGAGGGATAAGCAGGAGCAGGAGGAGGTAGAAAAGCACTTGAATACTGGTATTTATCAGAAAACCTACAACGTGCTTATGAGAGATAGCACGATCCCTAAAGAACTGAAAGAGGCTAACTTTGATAATTTCAATGCTGAGACGGCAGAAGAAAAGCAACTACTATCCTTTGCTAAAGACCAGGTAAAGAAATACCTTGAAGGAATGACAGGGAACACACTTGTTACAGGCTCTACAGGCATAGGAAAGAGCCATCTAAGCGTTGCTATGGCTAAAGCCTTAAACGAGGGCTACAAAGCTAAGGGAGAGCCTAAGAGCGTGCTCTTTGTAAACCTAACTGAAAAAATTAAACAGATTAAAGAGGGGTGGAATTATGGCAAAGGTGCAAGCTTGACAGAATTTGAGTTAGTGGATCAGCTGAAAAATGTTGATTTTCTTATCTTAGATGATTTAGGGGCTAAGAATGCAGTAGTAAGCCCTAAAAGTGACTGGGAGCAAGATTTATTATTTGATGTGCTGAATAGCCGTGAGAATACGATCATTAATACAAATCTAAACGCCGCAGAACTAAAAACAGTTTACAACGAGCGGAATTATAGCCGTATTCTAAAAGGATTGGAGGGCAATTCTTTCAAGTCTTTCACTATCAAGGACAAGCGTTACTCAATCAACAACCTCAAGGCTACTCTTGCTCAAAATTGAGTAAGAGTACACTAAAAAGGGTAGTAAAAAAGGTTGAATAGCTGATAATTTCAGTTTTTTCAACGTTTTAGAGCTATTCAGATTACAATAAATCCTTATAGTTGCAGCTATTCCCAAAAGTGGGAGAAAGTTTTTGCTTAACAAAATTGTGAAGCAAAGTTAGTCCCAAAATGGCACAACTAAAAAGGGTAGTTACAACACACCTATTTACATTTTATTTTACAAGTGTACTTATAGGTACGCCTGTGATAGAGGAGGAATAACATGGCAGTAAATTTAGAGCAGCTTAAAAATAAGTTAGATAATGGCTTTGTACTTTTTTCAAAAAATGGTATAATTAAGTCAGCTAAGTTACCTGAGTTTGGTAGTCTAATTATCACAACACAAGACGGTAAAC